CAGCTAAATCCTGAATCGCAACTTCAATTTAGGACATCAGGCGCACCAAACACAGGGGTATCTGGCAACATTGCGGGTAATGGTGGAATTTGGAAAGGCAATAATGGAACGCTAACTTTGAGCGGGAATCTAACCTACACAGGCGCAACAACTAGACAAGGTGGGAATCTTGTAGCTTTCAAAACAACTGGCGCATCGACTGCGACAGCCACATTTGGAGCTGGTCTTTCAGTTTCGTTCAATGTTGCACCTCCCTCTGGAGTAACATCATTTCGTTTTTTCCAAGGGACAACAACTAATTCATACGCATCAGTAACTTTGGTGGGTGTTCCAGTTGGAACTACAGCAATATTTACGTCCGCAACCTCAACATTAAGTGTAACAGTGCCATGATAATTCCTCCAAACGAAAATGGTTGGTCATACGATGACTCTACAGGCAACTGGAAATTGGTCTATGCTGACAAAGTAATTATATTTTACGAAGAAACGAACGTGTCAATCGCAACGCAAAGCACATTGTTTGTGGGAACGCATGAAGAGTGCGAAGAACAGATAGTGAAAGAAGGATTATCTTGGCCTGTTGATGTTGAGATAACCACTTGACAAAAACGCAATGCAACGATTAATAATAAACTATGGCACTCACATTTAACCCATTTACTGGTAAACTTGATTTTACTGGATCAGGAGGAGGAAGTCCAACTGGCCCTGCTGGTGGTGATCTTGCTGGAACTTATCCTAATCCGACTGTAGATGGTTTGCAAGGGAATCCAATTTCGGCGGCAACTCCAGTAAGTGGACAAACATTGCAGTGGAATGGTAGCGCATGGGTTCCGGGGGCTATTCCTTCTGGCGGTTCCGGTGGTGGTGGATTAGTTTATTTTCTCAACTATCAAAACACTACTGGGATTTCTCCAACTACTGGATTACCAACAAGTCCTGTTGCCGTATCTCAATTTGGAAGAAATTATAGCATTGGATCAGGTTCAATTACTTCCGCAAATTTAACTAATGGATCATATTCGCTTGTGTGCGGATTTGTAACTATTGTTGGTGAACCTAATGTTACTGAAATTCCTGCTGGGTTGTGGGACTTTAATATTTGGGCAGATGTATCTGCATCCTTTGGTGCTCAAAGTCAATTTCAAATTCGCATTTACAAATATGATTCGATTGCTGGAACTTATACTTCTATTGCAAATTCAGATGACATTTACATATACGATCCAGCTACGATTGCTCAATACATTGGGAATATAACGATGCCTCAAACTACGCTCCTTGTAACGGATCGTATTTACGTTGAGTTGTGGGCGCAAAAAAATGTTACAGGAACAAGACAAGTATCATTTTATTTTGATTCACTACATCCATCTCACTGCCACACTACGCTTCCTTCGGTTTCTGGAAGTGGTGTAGTTAAAGTAGTCAACGGAGTATTCCAATCTCCAGCAAGTTTGATTATTAATGCAGATGTCGATCCAAATGCTGGTATTGAAGTAAGCAAACTATCTCAAGCTACTTCACGCATTCTTGGTAGGACTACTGCTGGAACTGGAGCGGTAGAGGAAATTACAATAGGATCGGGTTTATCGCTTACCGCTGGAACGCTTTCTAATACTGGTGTATTAAGCAACATAACTGGGCTAACAGGAGCAACCCAATTAACTAATCTTGTTGAAATCACTCAAACTGGATACAATTTAATCGTTACCCCAGACCCGAACACGTTGTATGTAATTGTTGGGCCATAATAAAATGAACGATAACGCCGCCAGTCACGGATTAATGGGTACGATCATATCGACCACAGGATTTATAGTGAGTATGTTACCAGAAATAGAAGCGTCAATTAGAGTTGCTGGCGGGATAATCAGTATTATTGCTGGTGTCCTGACGTGCATCTACATGACCAAACAAATAATTAAAAAATGAAACCAAAAAAAATAGTAATAGTAATGATAGTTATATCATTTATCTTTTTGGGAATGGCATTCTTAACGGGTTGTTCAGGGCTTGGACAACCAAACATTTGTGTAGAAACACAATACGGAAAGTTCTGTTATGAGCTTCCAGAAATCAAAGGATTACAGAAATGAAAATCATAAACACACTACTCGCAAAATTCAGCGAGAACTCGACATGGCGCGGCCTCATTCTGATTGCTACGGCAGTTGGAGTTAAGATCGAACCAGAACTCCAAGAAGCAATCCTCGTCGCAGGACTAGGCATTGTTGGACTTATCAACGTAGTTCGTAAAGGTTAATGGTTCCAAACTCCAGACCGCAGCAAGCGAAAGAAAAAACCCTGATGATGGTAATAAAATCAGGGATTGTTGATCGCGTTGCATTGGTCGGCATCCGTGGGTACTACATGGATACTATGGGAGTTAAAGGAAAGAACGACCGAGGTATCTACGACGATGCGATCATACTTTTATCACCAAGCGTCCATGCTACGTTTAATGCAAACACTGATCCAACGGTATTTAAAAAAGGTATCGCGGTACTCAAAACGGGCATTCATCGCTATCGTAAGGGGAATCATGGTATCTCTAAACCCGGAGGCGGCTACCCTGCGTTGCGACCTGCTAACCCAAAAGAGGAAGTGCCTGTTACAAGAGATGGTGAAGGTGATTCTATGGGGGTAGCAATCAACATTCATAAGGGTGGATACAATACGACTAGCTCGCTGGGATGCCAAACGATCTATCCTCCACAATGGGATGGGTTCATCAATTTAGTCTATTCAGAAATGAGTAGATACAACCAAAAGACAATTCCCTATCTATTAGTGGAAAACACTTGACTAAACCTAAATTATCGTTAACGATAAACAAAACTATGGGAGACTGCTCATCAAATAACTGCAATCCGTGCGGGCCGGACTACAACGCGATTAATCAGCTTGCTACAAAGACGGCAGCTTATGCTCGCCAAGCAAATACTTATTCGGTAGATGCAGCGAACTCTGCACAGAACGCTCAAAATAGCTTTCTTGAGTTTAACGCACTTTATCTCGGAGCATTCGCATCTGCGCCTACTGTAGATAACGAGGGGAATCCAATTCAAGAAGGTGCATTGTATTTTAATAGCGTTTCCAATCAAATGTTCGTATGGCAAGGCACAAGTTGGATTGACTTTGACTTTGACGAGTTTACTCCATTTTTGGCAACAGGGACAACAACCGCAAGAAACTTGGTTACTAGGTTCGCTGATGTGGTCAATGTATTGGACTTCGGCGCAGACCCAACTGGTGTAGTTGATAGTAAATCAGCAATTCTTTTAGCAATAGCAACAAACAAAAATGTTTTTTTTCCAAAAGGAACATATAAATTTGTTGTCACAATAACAAATGCGGTAACTCCATCAGCAAAATCAACATTATTTGGAATGGGGGCTGAGATTAAGTTTGAAACAACAAATACAGCTTCTTTCTTTAATATTTTTAACCTTAATCAAGGTGATGTAACAATCAGAGATTTGAAATTAACATGGACAACTCCATCAACATCTGCTGGAGGAATTGGATTATTTGCGTTTAATAATGGTAATAATTACACAATCGACAATATTGTAGCATATTTAGATACGCAAGTAATTGCAGGAGTTAGAAATGCTCCAAATCATTTATTTATGATAAATGCAAATTGCAGCGATGTGTATATTTCTAATTCAAAATTTACAAGATCAGCATTTGGAATTCTAAAAACAAATGCATCAACAGCAATTAACCAAAACTGGGAATTCAATAGTAATATATTTGAAGATTTTTTTGCGCCTCAACTTACATTTAATACACCAAATGGAGATTGGGATAATGTTAGAGTTATTAATAATGAAATAAGAAATAGCCTTGCATATACATTGGGGTTAAGTGCAAGTATTCATTTTGGAGGATTGGCTGGCGGTTCTTCAAGCGGAAGATTCGTATGGGCAAACAATACATTCACAGGAACTGGTCAAGGATTGCACTTTGAAGAAGGTGCTGAAGAAGTTATAATTGATGGAAATACATTTGCAACAACCGATATTGCTATTCAAATTCTTGATAATACAATAAGCGGTTCTGTTTTAACTCCCAAAAAGTTTATTATCAGCAATAATACAATTGTTCAAACAGGAACAAAAGTAAAACTTATTGAAAATAGAGGCATTGATTTAATTTTTGATGGTTCTGGTGCGCCAGCAGTAAATGATATTGTGATTACTGGAAATGTTATTGATAATTGGGAAGTAGGAATTTATTCAGCAGAAGAACCAGAGAAATATATCATTAATAGTAATTTGATTGCAAGTTGCGGTGTAGGAATACAAGCCAATTTTGGAAACGCAAATATTTCTGGAAATACAATTAGAGAATGTCCTGTTGGAATTTCTTCTGGAGGAGGTTTGCTTGGAAGTAATTATTTTGTAAAATGCACAAAAGAATATGATTATAATTCTACTGAAGGAATTGGTTCTACAGGATTTGAATTATTTAAATCATACACAATTGCAACCGGAACAAATTCATATAAAATAATTGATTTGCCAATTAGATTTAATGGAAAACTTGTATTTTCAATAAGTGCTAATGCAACAAGAAGATTTTGTGTATATGATATTCAATACGATGGAACAACATTTACTGGAGGCACAGCACTTGTAACTGGTGGTAGTGGAAATTTTCTTATACCAACAATTAATGTAACTACTACAGAATTGCAATTTACAATAAACAATACTTCTGGTTCTCCACAGTCTTCAAATGTGAAAATTTCTTTTGAAGGTGGACTTTATTACAAATAAAATATGAGCAACTGCATTCCATGCCCACCTTGTCAAGATGACATCCCACTTACCTGCGAACCATACGGAACAGTATCCGTTGGTAATCGAGTTGTAGTAGAGGATGACGCTTTCTGCACCAAAACACTCGCCACTCCATCTGCTTTCGCTACACTCACATGGGATAACGGAGTGAAGTGGACTACGGCTGCGGGATGGAAGGCTATCTCATCTACTTACTTTGCCAAGGCTGGAGAGAAGCTATCTGTCAATTCTATTACTGGCCCGTTCCAAATCACGCTTCCACTCAATCCAAGTCAGTTTGACGAGATTGTATTTGCTGACCACTACAATAGCTGGGGAACAAACAATGTGACCATTTTTCGAAATGGATCGCTTATTGAGAACTTGACTGAAGACCTTGTTCTAAATACAACTTGGCCTACACAGATCACCCTGCGCTTTGAGGGATCAACTTGGAGGGTATATTCAATCGTATGACACTAACAGACATCATTGCTAAAATCACATTGTTCGCCAAGCGAGCTATCGTTAACGATAATAGCGCAAACGCAGCAGTAAGCGTATCTCAAGCAGGAACTGGAATTGGATTGAATGTAAGTCAATCCAGTTCTGGAGATGCCTTGCGAATCACGCAGACTGGGAGCGGAAATGCTTTGGTTGTGGAAGATTCAACTAATCCAGACACAACTCCATTCATTGTAAAATCTGATGGTAAGATTGGTATCGGAACGACTGCTCCAGATACTGCGATGGAGATTAGTAGTTCAGTAAGCACGGAATTGCGAATCACCAGCACAAACAATCAGAACCCAACATTATCTCTGAACAGAGCTTCCGCATTATCATGGCAGATAGAAAACGATCTTGGCCAACTCAAGATACAGTCAGCAGGGCCGGGCATTGATTCTACTAAAACAGATAGAATTTTTATGAATCCGGGAACAGTATTAGGAATACTGGATAATGTCGGAGTTGGAATATTATCGGCTGCAAGCAAACTTCAAGTCGCTGGAGACATCACGTTAACATCAAGCACCACGGCAACCACAGCGACCGCAGGAGCGCAAACATTGCCAGCAAATCCAGTTGGATTCCTTGTTGTCTCTATTAACGGAACATCCCGCAAAATCCCTTACTACGCCACATGAAAACCTTGATTGAGAAAACAAATTCCTACGCTAAATACGAGTTCACGCACGATACAGTAAAGCGTGAAGTTTACTTTGAGAAACAAGAAGACTCAAAAGAACACATGGACTTTGATGCATTGGCTGATGCTGAATATGCGAAATGGTTGAATTGGCTTGGAGTGTAATCAATGCCAGCAGAAGGATCAGTCTTTGATGGATTCACAAGTATCATCGCGCAAGACGCAGATACTCACCCATCGTATTTGCCAGAGTCTGTAGTAGCAGAGTCGGTTAATAGGACGTTCCGAGGCGGCATCAACCGAACCAGACCAAGCATTCGGAATATCCCGATTCTTGCTGGAGCAGGACAAGACGAGATTATCGTTAACGATATTCTTGGTGGCAGCTTCCAAGGTGCATATTCATATCGAGCTACTAACTACAGAGCAAGCGATGGATTACTATTATCAGTATCAGGGGTTATCTATTTCCTAAAGATCGTAAATAACCAAGCGTTTGCCTACAAGATTATCGAAGGTAACGATCCCGGAATGATGCACACATGGTTCGTGCAAGCTGAAGATCGGGTGTACATCCAAAACGGATACCAAAATGCTATAGCATGGGACGGAGTATTAGGAACGCTGACTGCAAGCGAAATCCAAAACCAAGACTACTGTGAGATCGTTTCGGTTGGCACTACCAACTTTACTTTAATCGGTGCGCCATCCAATACAATTGGCACAAGGTTTTTTGCAACAATTACAGATACCCAAAGAGGAACAGGAACAGGCACAGTAAAACTTCCTGCTTATCGTTTGAATCCATACCTCGCTAAGATGCCGATTGGGACTGTAATGGAATACGCTTTCGGAAGAGTTTTTGTTTCTGATAGGTTCAATCAAATCTACGCATCTGATATTATCTATGGTGGTGGGTTTACTGATACCAAGAATACAGAGAACTTCACAGAGATTGGATACTGGGCAGAAGGTGGTGCGTTCTCTACTCCAGCGATGATGGGTAATATCACTGGCATGAAAGTAATGCCACAGATAGGAACTAACCTTCGTGGGCAGGGTGAGCTTGTTATCCTAACTGGTAATGGAGCATTCTCAATGGATGTCTCTATCCCAAGAGCGCAATGGAATACATCAAACATCCAACGCATCTCGCTATTGGGACGTGGGTGTACCTCTCCATACTTAGGGTTGGCTAACTCTGAACTCTGGTTTAGATCGCACGATGGCTGGGCATTCTATTCCAATAGCCAATCTGAATTTGCGCGATACTTCTCACTTCGTAAACTTTCAAGGGAAGTAAACAAATGGGTGCAGAACGATACGCCATGGTTAAAGCAATTCGCTTCTACGATGTTTTTCGACAACTACATCATTAGCACGGTAGCTCCACAGACCTATCGCGCAGCAGGGGTAGAAGGATTGAATCGCTACCATAGGGGAATGGTTGTTCTTGATCTTGACCAATCATCTTCACCTGCACCTGACGCACAGCTTTCTTTTCGCTGGAATGGCATCTGGACGGGCTTTAGACCAACTCAGTTACTCACAGCACTAATCCAAGGTGAGAAGCGTGGATTCGGATTCTCGTTTGATAAAGACAACAAGAACCGACTTTACGAGTTCACTACCGCACAAGGTGACGATTACGGCCCAAATGGAACGAGGCAGATTGTTTCCTTCTTTACTACTGGTAGATATGATTTCAACCGCAGCGGGGCAACAAACAAGTTCCTCCGCAAAAAGATCACTGGTGGAGAAATGTGGTTAAGTGAGATTAAAGGTATAGTAGATAGCGATGTTGATTACAGAGCAGATAGCAATCCATGCTGGTCAGAGCTTAAAGTTCCTACAACATTCGGTTGTGATCCATGCTCACCTAAAGTAACTGAGTGCGTACCACAGAAGAATGGTAATCGCTATAAACGCTACAAGTTTAACACACCTGATCCAAGTGAATGCAATGATCTCGCTGGCATTCCATCGGTAGAAGGAAGCGAGTTTCAGATCAAAGTTAACCTCACTGGGGCAGCTACTGTTGATCGAGTAAGATTAATGGCAAACATTAAGAACAACGATGATTCTCCAGTTGGTGACTGCCCAGAAGAAAATGAGGAATGTGAACCATTTTTGTGTTGCCAAGAGAAATATTGGGGCTACAATATCGTCAATTAAACGCTATGGACAATCAGGATTCATCTCCAGCACTTACATTTCCAAACGTACCAGATGACTTCTGTCCTGCTGGCAACTGGCAGAATGTATTTCAAGTATTCATTGATGAAGTTCTATCTAATGGGACTATCAATGTTCCCGGCCTTGGCGATGTAACTCCATCGCAGATTGCTCAAATCAACGAAGACCTTGCTGACCAACAAACGCAGATAACTGCACTTGATACGCGAGTAGATGTTTTAGAAGTAACTGTCGCTACAATTCCTACTATCAAAGTTCGTTACGGAACACTAACTGGAATTTTACCTAATGACACGACATCCACTGGGATTCCTTTTAGTTCTCCTCTGCCATCTGCTGTTTATGGCATTTCGTTGACTCCTATCTATGGTTCTGCAAATCCAGCATCAACCCCGCTTTTCACAATTATCTCCCAAAACGCAGCAGGATTTACAATTCGAATTGATAACAATATCCCAGAAATTACGAGCTTGAACTGGATGGCGGTTCATTCCTCACAACCATAAGTCATCACAAAGAAAAACCAAACATATGACACCACTAAAAGGAACAGACCCAAGACTCGTTAGCGGAGGCGCACCAACTCGCGGCAAAATCGGAACGCCTATGGGTAACAGCAACCCACCTAACACTGGTAC